CTAAGGATGAAGATGACACTGTAGCTTAGTTACTTTTATTACTATTATCTTTATAGAGATCTTCAAGATTCTTACGAGCATCTTCTACTGAAGATACATAACCCATCTTGTCTGATATTTTTACCCTACCACTGTCGTAGATTTCTTCGTCATCATTTAAGTATCGTTGATAGAGTAAGATTGTATTAGAATCTTTAACTTCTGTCATTGTTATTATTTTATCCAACTTTATAATATAAATGTCATCTTGAGGGATTTCCATCCAAGGTTTAATTTTAACGTATGTACCAGTTTGATTATTTGTAACTTTGATAATTACTGGATCTTGTAGTACAACGACAGGATCTCCTTCATTCTCATCAATGTAAATTAAAGAAAATATTTCTTCACCAGAAACTAATTTTATTGCGCTGTAGAATTCCTCTCCCATCAGTTTTTAATTGGTATGTTTACAATATCGTAATTAAAATTTTCTTCATTATAAATTTTTATTCTTTCAATTAAATGATTTAAAGTATAATTTTTTCTTGACTTATAACTGATATCATCAGCAATATCATATAAAGTTGCTTTCACTTTATTATTACCTTTTCTGAGTACTCGTCCGATGGATTGTAAATTGCGGACTCTAGACTTTGAAGGTGAAGCAAAAATAACGTTATGTAAATTCTTAATGTTAATTCCTGTACTAAATGTTCCATACGATGCCACAATAATTGCATCATTTTCTTTTTCAGTAATTTCTCTAACTTTTTCTCTGTCTTCAGTATCCACTCCTCCATGAACGAAAAAAATATGACGATGATCAGATTTTTTATTATTTATGAGATCGTATAAAGGTTGTCCATGTCCTTCTACTCTGGAAAAAAGAATCAGTGTATTACCTTTAAGATCTAAGGCAAGGTTTCTTATGAACTTATTTCGTTTTTCATGATTAATAATATACTGAACTTCATCTTCAAAAGTTTCAAATTTATTTGGTGGATGCTTTAGTAGTAGAATATTAATATCAAGTTTCGCAACATGACCTTTTTGCATTAACTCATCAGTGCGAATAATTTTATAAGAAGGACCAAATAAACCTTCTAGAACCCATTTATGAGTTTGAGATCCATCTAAAGTTCCAGTAAAACCATAACGATATTTTGCATCAGAAAGTTTTGTCATTATAGATACTAATGACTTAGACTTGAACTGGTGTGCTTCATCTCCTACAACCACATTAAATCTTGAAAAGTATTGACGAGGAAGTTTGTAGATGGACTGCCAGGTTGTAATGATCACCTGAGAGTCTGTTTCTCTTTCTTTTCCAGCATATATCTTGTGGCAAAATGAACCCACATCCCATCCATAATCTGCAAAGTCTTTATACATCTGCTCTACAAGGGATGTCGTCGGAACGACTATCAGAGTATTTTGTCCTTTCTCAACGTAATATCTCACAATTGAATATATCATCAACGACTTTCCAGAAGCAGTTGGAGATATCAGCAACTTTCTATTATGTCTTAAAGCGTCGTATACTCCCTCAACTTGGTAATCCCGAGGAGAATACTTGCAAATAGAATTTATATAATCATTTACACCTTCTTTTGAGATGTTTTTGTTTACCTCAAAAGGAAGACCATAGAATTTATTATCAATAAATTCGTAGGTATAATTATGGTTTTCGCAAAATCTTATAAGTTTATCTAATAAACCAACATAGATTTCACCAGTTTGCGTATTAAATAAGCGAATTTTTCCGTCCCAGTATTTGTTACGAAACTGGGGACTAAATTTAGCATTCGGAACCTCAAATGTGAACTGATCTGCTAGTTCGTAGTAAATGTGAGGTTCTGCTTTTACTTGAAGATACACTTCATTCTTTTTTGATATAATCAAATGAGACATATACTCATAATATTGCTTATGAGTATTTATTGTCTTAATTAAATCCTGCCTGGAACCGATGCCATTCCACTGCATTTTTGATTTGAAACGTTCTATTAGAAATTGTTTTAATAACTTCCTCAAGGAACTTAAGCATAATATCGTAGTAACGAATTTTCATTTCAATTTTTGAAAGTTTCTCATCTGCATCCATATGCCTCTGTAAGGCATCTTTTTCTCTAACTTTATACGGAAACGGTTCTTCTACGTACACCTCTGCTGGTGCCTTTCCTGTGTAGTAGTTATAGCGTTCTAACTTAACTCTGTTATAGGTTTCTCTTGCTTTTTCTCGAAGAAGGGTGATTGTATTGTAAATTGTATAATACTTTGCGTGGAGTTGTGGAATTTTTAAAGATTCATCATGCAAGTTGTCAGGATCCATGACAGAATCTCTCTGCCACATTTCCTGGATTTCATCAAGATTCATAATGGTTTATTGTTTTTTCCTAGGATATTGTATACAGTATACTTGAAAGATGCTTCTGCTGTAAAGTACTGAATATCAGACATCGTAGCATCAAAATCTAAAGAAGTTAATGAATATGGAAATAAATCTTTAAAATTAACTTTTGCAATTTCTTGATAATTACTATTTAAAATTGAAAGAGATCCATCACTAAATCCTTCCTTAATATCTTGCTGACCAAAATCATTTGTAATTAAATTTTTATATTGCTCAGTTGTTTCCGGATATCCAAGACCAGTTAACCAGTTATGGATGGACATATAATTTTCCATATTCTCATCAACCAAAAACTTAAGTGTCAAATCACCATAAGTTAATTTTTCTCCAGGAATATCAATATCTTTTAGATAGTTTGGTTGTCTTGCCAAATCTAAACTAATTTCGGGAATTTTTGCAGAGTTGCAAAAGAATACTGCCTTTGGTGCTTTTGCTAATATAAATTTAAACCCAACTGGGGAAAGGTAATTTCTATTTTGGATCTGATTAGAATATGCGCTTGCCATTATTTTTTCTTAGTCTTAACAACTTTTGGAATACTCATATTAACTTTTACGCCCAAATCGGGTACTTTTGGTTTTGGTTTTACTGGTGTTACATCAAGATCTCTAACACCAAACTGTTTATAATCTTTATATCCAAGATCTTTTGTAGTTTGTGTTGTTAAATCGTATTGGCGATTTCCGTGATATGGACCTCTATCAACAACAGGGGCAGTTATTGATTTTTTTGTTTTTGGATCTGTAATTCTTACCTGACTTCCAAGAGGTAAAGTTTTATGTGCAACTCCTCTAGTTGTTGGAGTTAATTTTGCTCCAGACGCAGTTGGATTTCCATACAATCCAGGACCATAGGAACTAGTTGAAACTATTGCCCCAAAAGGTAATGCCTCGGATATAAACTCCTTAAAAGTCTTCATTCTTTTTATTTTTATTTAGATAAAAAAAGAGGGTCCGAAGACCCTCTGATAGATATGTGAATCGAGATCACATAAGATTGAGGACCTGTACTCTTCTGTAGTAGCGGTTGCTATTAACTCTGAGGCGACCCAGACCAGCAGTTGTACCCTCAGCGAATGGGTTAGCAACAAGACCATAACGAGTCTTGAATCCAATACGTGGTTGGAAGGAATCTTGACCAACGGCACGTACCATCTGGAGAGGTACGTATGGGCAGTAGAAGAGACCTGCGTCATAAGGAGAAGAACCCTTATAACCAACAACGTAATATTGACCACCGCCAGAGTTGGGGTTAGAACCACCCGAATATGGGTCAATGTATACGCGATACTTACCTTGGAGAACACCTGCGAAAGTGTTACCAGTGTCATCAACCTGAAGGTTAGCATTAAGTGCAGGGGTGTAATCAAGAACACCTGCCATGGTGAGTGCCGAAGCAACGTCAGCAGAGCAGAGGATCATATTACCCTTTCCTCTACGAGTTCTGGTTGCGATTGCGTTAGCATCGCGCTCGATTTGGAAGATAAGACCCTTGAACTTCTCAACTGACCAACGTCCGTTGGAGTCAACATCAAGGTCAAATCTACCAGCAGTAGCAACGTTGTGCTGAGCACCTGATTCTGCAACCTTATAGATGGTACGAATAACTTCGCGGTTGATTTCGGCAAGAATCTCAGTTGAGAGGATGTTTGCTAATTCCGCTTCAGCATTCAGACCATGAATTGCCTTAAGGTCTTGAGCGAGTTCTAATGAGTACTCAGCTTTCAGAGCTCTTGACTTTGCAGTAACAGTAACTTTCTCGATTGAGAAAGCCATCTGATTAAATTCATCATTATTATAACCGAGTCCTTCAGCATTATCAGTGTCCATGCCCTGACCAACGTTATACGCAGCCTGGGTGGAGTTTGAATCTGGGCTTAGAAGACCTGGGTTTGAACCACCTTGGGCGGTAGTACCAAGACCAACGCTAGCACCATCGGAACCAGAAACATATCCGCTTCCAAGAATTGCATTGCGGTCATCATCCTGTGCCGACCATGCAGAATCTACTTCGTCGAACAGAGCTTCTGCACCACCTTGTGTGCCATACTTAGAACGCATCGCAAAGATGAGTCCAGTAGGACCATTCATTGGTTGAACGCCAGCAAGGTCATAAGCGACCAGGTTGGGCATTGAGCGGCGGATCAATGAGATTAGAACAGGATCGAAACCTGCAACAGGAGCACTAGCACCACCACTGAAACCTGCGATAGATCCGGAAGAACCAGTGTTGATGTTTGGACCTTCATAGAGGAACTCGCGCTCTTCACGAAGTTCTCTTTCTTGGTTTTCTAACAGGATAGCAGTCACCGATCTACGATGTGAATCTCTAATTGGATCCATCCCTTCGTAATCTAGGATAGGTGCCCACTTCTCCTGCAGTTGTTCTGCATTGAACATTTGCATTTGAATTTACCTCTTTAAAAAATTGTTAGTTTGAGTATTTATGATTTAAAAATCACTTTTTAGAAACTCTTCCCAGAGTGTTCAGATAAGCTGCCATTCTGTCAGTAACAACAGGTTGTTCATTTTGAATGTCTACGCCTTCTGATAATGTCTCTGATTCAGTTCTTTGAGTACCAGTTGATCTGGTTGGGAAATAAGACTCCCTCAGAGTTACCAGTTTCTCACGATAGTTTTCTTCACCATCAAACTCAACATTTTCGGCAAGAGAAGCGAGTTTATCTTTCTGAGAAAGTGCTAGACCCTCAGAGATGTCAGCAAAGATTACATCAGCAACTGACTCTGCTAATCTTCTATTTAGAGCAACATTTCTTTCGATTTGCTCGTTGAGTTTTTCTTCCATTTCATCAAGTTTATCTACCATGCTCTCGATGACATCATATCTATCTTCAGGGATTGTTACATAATGATCTTCAAAAAGACCTCTCATTCCTTCAAGGAATGATTCGGTCATTTCAGTCTTGAGACCGTGTTCAACTGCGAGTGCATTTTCTTGAATCCACTCATCAGCAACATACTCAAGGTATGCATCAACACGCTCAGTAAGATTTTCTTTAATTACTTCGATTTCTTCTAAAAGAGCAGATTCATAAGCTTCTTGAAGACTTTCTTTGATCTCCGAAACTTTAGTTCTGATTGCTGCTTCAAAGATAGTGCGTGCTTTCTCTTGGAATTCCTCAGAAAGATCTTCACCTTCTAGAAGAGCAGTAACATCTTCTTCGATGTCAAACTCTTCTTCTACTTTTTTCTTTTTCTTATTCTTACCATTACCGTGTGGTGCGTCTTCGTCGCCGTCTTCGTCGTCTTCTTCGTCGTCTTCGTCGTCTTCGTTGTCTTCGTCTGCAGCCTCAGCGACTACTTCCTCATCTTCAACGACTTCTTCTTCGTCGACTAAATCTTCGTCATCTTCAACTTCTTCATTAGCCATAGTTTTCATAGGTTCTGCAGCGGCAGCTTTGGCATTAACAACATCTCTTACTTGGGCAAGAATTGCTGCTGGATCCTTAAGTTTTGCGGAATCGTCATCTGGACGATAATTATCTACAGTAGGACCACCTAAATCTTCCCAACCACCAGTCTGACCAGCAGGAATTCCTGTGGTTAATTTTTGCATTGGTTCGGCAGGTGCAGCCCCTTTGGTTACTACGTTTTCCATTTCTTGTAAATTTCTACCAACGGACATTTTGTTTTTAGATTCTTTGTATATAATCTATATTTATTTATTAAATTATAAATTTGAAAGAAATTCATTGAAGAGATTTAATTTATGCTCTTCAAGTTTTCTTTGATCAATTAAAGTATTGATTCTATGCTTTGTGGATTCTGCAAGTTTTTCGCGAAGAATTCCTCCTTCCCAAACCCACTCTTTACCTTCCATAATTCCCTGAACAAAAGCATCAGGGGCAGAAGGGTCGGCAACGATATCAGCGGCGGTTGCTAGCATAAAATCTTCGCCAACAATTTTATGACCTTCGTTGGTCATTTTTAATGAACCAACACCACGAGAAGAAACTCCTAAGCAAACACCCTCCCCAATAAGAGATTTTGCAATCTTACCCATTGGGGTTTCTAGAAGTTGTGCCTTACCTCTAAAATTAGTTCCCTCACAAGTAAGGGAAACAATTTTATGAGAAACACGATCAAGATTTACTGTTGGTCCATCTGGGTGTCCAAGTTCACCAAGAGCACGACCTTTATGGATAAATGATTCGGTATATCTCTTTACCTCACGAGAAAGAGTATCCATAGGATACATTCTTCCGTTACGGTTACAAATGTCTCCTTGAAGGAATACCCCTTCAATATACATTTTCTTTTGAGAACCTTTTCCTTCGGTAATAAATTCTACCTTTTGAATTTCTTCTGTGATGAGTTTCATTTGTTTAGTTTGTAAATCCTACTTTTGCTCCCAAAACAGCAGCATTGGCTGCATATACACAATGTGATGGTAATTTTTCTAATAGTTCAGTTTGTAATCTAGGTAAAGTAAATGAACCAATAACAGTTCCACCTTGTGTTTCAACTACTGTAACTAGATATTCTGTGGATGCTGATGTATTAACTAAACGAACAACTGTCGCTGAAGTAAAACTTGTAGCAGTTCCAGTTGTAGTTGGAAGTGCTCCTTCCACTCCAAGAACTTTAATTCTATTGGCCATTATTCCTCTTCTTGATAATTGTTTTCAACATCAGACTCATCATCATATTCACTATAATCATTAGAAAATAAAGATGCTGCCACTTCTGGTTTTAAACCCTCTATTTTTTCTCCAGCTTTAGAAAATAATGCAGATTTGATAGCATTACTAATTTCAGATGGAGAAGCATCAGTTGCCACTAAATCGATAATATCTTCCATAAAAGTAATTTTATATATCTATATTTTATTTATATCTCTGCCTTTTTAGCATCTTTTTGCATTTGAGCATCTGTAATTTGAGATTGTTGATCGAGATTTGGATCTTCTTGTGGTTGACCAAGACCCATCATTTCTTGATCTAATCCTTGATCTGTTTGTGGTAATGGTTGTCCAGTTACAGGATCAATTGTTGATGGATCTGGGATAATTCCCTCTCTAATTTCCCTTTCAATTTGTTCATCAATCTCAATCATTTCGGTATCTGTTTGTCTTAAAATCTTAGATCTTACATATTGGGCAGAATAATATTTTCCAATATATGGTTCTATTGATGCAAGAGTTGATATTCTATTATTTAATAATTCTGATTCCTTTAATTCTGCAAATTGATTATCATATAAAAAATCATATTGAATATGATCACTAATTTGTTCCCAATCTTCCGGTGTAACTACATTCTTTAAAATCAGTTGTGTTTTGAGAATATCGGTAAATAAATTTGCAAATCTTTTTCTTAATCTCCCTACAAATTTTGCAAACTTTAATTCATCTCTTAAAATTTCAGATGATCTTCCAAGATTAAAACCACCATCACTGGCGATTCTAGATTCTGGAACTCCAAGTGCTCTATAAAGTTTTTTCTGAAAGTACTCAACATCAGAAAGTTCTCCCAAATTTTGACCACCAGGGAGAGTTGTAATCTCCGTACCCCTACCACCTTCTCTTCTTGGAAGCCAAAAATCTTCCATCATTGACATATACTTGCGATCATCACGAACTTCACCAGTATTTGCATCATAAACAAGTTTATTACGATAGCGAGACATCACTTCTTTAAGATATTGTTCTGCTTTTACTTTGGGAAGATTGCCGACGTCAATATAAAAAATTCTTCTTTCCGGTGCTCTTGAAAGTCTGTAAATAACAAGAGAATCCTCAATCATGCGAAGTTGATTGAGTGCTTTGATAGCTTTATGTAAGTAGGATAAAACTGATCCTTTATTTCTATCTACCAGACCAGAATTTATATATGATATTGAATCTTTGGCAATTTTAATTGATTTTTGACTCCCAGCACCCGAAATCATTCCTGTTGGATAATTTGGAACTGGAGTATACATAAAATATTCTTCAATTTCTGGATAAAACGCTTTTTGCGTTTCTCCCGATTTCATATAATTAAAGACTTCCTTTTTATTTGCTTTTTTTTCTTGTCTAATATATCTCATTTTCATAGGATCAATATATCTCAGTTCTTTGATCCCTTCTTCTGGTTTTTTAATATCAATAACTTTTAGATAATAAATTCTTCCATCAATATACCAATTTCTGAAAATTTCGTGACATTTTTTATCAAAATCAAGAATTTCTTTGATATACTTAAATTCTTCTCTGATAATTTTTTTAATTTTATCGCTAGCATTTACATTAGAGAGTTCAATTTCTACCGGAGAATCATATAAATCACTAACAATGGCTTCGTTTACAACATCTTCAATGGCATTGTCACACTCTGGGTGAATTGCCATCTCCCTATATCTTTTGATTAAATCATGTTCTGAGCGATAAACTCCTTCTATGTCTAGGTATTGACCATAAAATCCACTTGCTATATAGTTATCAACCCCGTCCTCATTAGTTTGAGGAACGGGGGAAATTATAGAGGGAGATTTATCTTTATTATCATCAATAGAAAAACCAAAAAGTTTTGCCATATTATAATTTTAATGCGTTATTTATCTATTTATTAGTTAATATCTTCCCCACCAACAGAACCTTTAACTGCTTCCCACCAAAGAACCTGAAGTTCAACACTGAACTCTTCAATTCCCTGAGCATCATATGAAAGTTCAATTGCAGATACTTGAGTTGGGAATAAGTCGTACATATGATATGTTCTCAATGTTCCTCCATTACGATCTAACTGATAAACAAAAGCATCAGACTGATAAGTTCCAGGATCTGTTAAACCAGTATTATCAGAAACTCTGTTGATTACATTCATCCATCTTTCAAAAGCTGAACGAATTGAGAAATCAGTGTCATTGATGACAGTGATTGACCATGTATCAAAAGTTCTATCTCCTGCTACCTTTAATTCTCTTCCTCTAAAAGGAACAGAAATTGGAGTAACATTAGAAGCTGGTAAATTGGCAGATTTAACTAAAAATCTTGATTTGTCAAGAACTGCCTGAGAAGGTTGTGCTGCATCTGGAAATGATAAAACAACTTCAAAGAGATTTGCGCGAGCTCCACCACCGGTTAACTTACTCTTAAAGTCAGTAATCTTTCTTAGTGGTGGTGGATTAATTTGATTCCTAGTTGCCATGATTGTTAAAACCTCTTAATTAATTAAACGTTTCCGATTACTTCTTCAAAAGCAACACCAGTTCTGGTTGCAACAAATGTTAGACCTATAAAGTTAATAGATCTTGCAGGTTTAATATAAATATCAGCAACAAATTCATTATTATCAATTACAGCAGCAGTGTTGTTTGTTTCGTCACAAACAACGATATAATCAAAAATTCCTCTCTTGGATTGAACATCACGTAAGAATGGTTCAATGATATTTACAAAGTTAGTTCTTGTAATTTCATCGTTAAATTCAAATAGTTGATCTTTAGCAGCTGCAGATATTGCATTTTCAAGGTAGATAAAGAGTCTACGAACATTAATACGATCAAAGGCAGATGATTTGCCGTATCCAGTTTTATCGCCAAAAAGAATAATTCCGGATCCTGGTGAGAAAATTACGGGATTAATTCTATTTGAGTAGAGTCTATCTCTTTGAACTTTTCCTGGATTATATGCAAGTTTAACTGCATTTAAAATTGCTCCTCTTGATGTTCCTGCAGGTGAGAACCATGGGAACTGATTAATATCATTTCTTGCACAAGTTCCAGCAATGTCACCATTTAGTGGAACATATCTGAAAGTATTGTTAAATCTATCAAACATATACTTGTAACCACTATCAAACACAGCATATGTTGTTGATGTTATAGAAGAATAAAAACTAATCAGATTTTCTGTAATCGTATCTTCACTATTAATAGTGACTGTTCCTACAGTATTGTCAATTAAAAATGCTTGTCTATATGGAGAAATAAATGCTACAGCATCTTTTCTAGATTCTGCAACTGCAATACACTTATTCGCAAGAGCTTGTGCTTGCTCTTTTGGATAATTTGCAGATCCCATCAAGACAAAATCAACGCCATATTCTTCAGTATTTTCAAATATATTATATCCACTTACAATATCATCTAAACCACAAGATAATGCTCCGACAGTATCAATTTCCAATCCTCCATCGTAATTGCGCCCAGATCCTAGTGTGTAGGTGTTAGAACCTGCTCCAGCAAAAACAATATTTTGAGTATCTTGATCCCAACCAGTATCTCCACTTAATGTAAAAGTAGAACTTCCGCTTGCACTAAATCCAGTTGTTACAATTCCAGATGGTTGCGATCCGCCAAAAATATAAGCAGATGAATTGTAAAGATATTTTCTCCAGTATGATGGACTACCTACAGAAAATTCAGCATCTTTTGCTTTTGATAGAGATAAATGCTTTTCTAAAATTGTTCCGGCATTTCCAGTGATAGAACCAGTGTCATCAATAACAACAACATGCAACTCATCAAATCTTGAAGATCTTGATTGGGAATACTGAGATGTTGATGGGCGACTTGCAATTGTATCCCAATCAATAGATCCATTTGAAAGGGTTATTGATTGTTGTTCAAACCAATCTAATTCGCCAGTATATGAAGTAGTTAGAAATGATGTTGATTGACCGTTTGTGTGAATTGCAACGTTTCCTGTCCCAGAAAATGCATAAACTCCATTTGGTTGATAATCTACTGCAGTTTCAGTTCCTGCTGCAGAAACATGACTAATTAGTTTTGTAGAAATTGTACCATTTCCAATTTCGGAAACAATTCCTTTTAAATATCCAGTTAAAACTGAAGTGGTTCCCGACCCAGCTAATACTGAAGAAATTGCTTGTGTAACTCCATAACCAACCTGAATTGATGTTGTTGTTATACCAGTTAAAATTTGATCTGCTTTAGCATCAATAATAGCAACTTTAATTCCATTTGCCCAAGATCCTGGATTTCTTGATGCAAAAGTTACACCAGTAATCGTATTTTCATCATAACCTAATTGATTATAATGCTCATCGCTTTTGATCGTTGGTGTGGATCCTGTTCCAACCCAAGAATTCTTTAAATTGGTATCGTTTGCTCTAGATACAAGTAAAGTTCCACCATAAGCCAAATATGATGATGCTACCATCCAATGCTCAAAATGTTTGTCTATAGACTTTGGTCCACCAAAAGTTCTTAATAAATCATTTTCAGTCTCAATAACTTGAGGAAGATCAACTGGTCCTTTTTCAAAAGGAGCAACAATAGCAGCTGTTGAAGCTGAAACTGGATCTATTCTACCTGCTGTTAAATCGACTTCCCTAATTACAATTCCAGGAGATGCTAAATTTAGCGGCATCTTTATTCTCCGTACTATCCAGAATTATCTAAAAGTATTTATAAATTCCTATTACTTAACAACTATCCATAATCCCACATATAAGACCGATCTCCATACTCATCAACGTTCCAAATTTCTAAGGAATCAGTTTGATTTTCTGATGATGCCATCATCCATCTATCTCCAGTTGATTTCTCAACAAAGGATTCCATTTCATCTAATCCATCAAGAATAAATCCAAAAGGAGACATATCTTGCTCAATTTGGTTTTTTTGTTCCTCATAAATTCTTTTTCTAACATCATTGTTAGTCATTTCCTTGAAATAAGTCTGCGCAACCAACCAAGAGAATATAACTAAGCACATTGCAAGATCATCATTACATCCTTCTTCTGCTTCAAAAGAATTGTGTTTCTGTACAAATGTTGTCAATTCACTAATTATATCATAATCATTTACCAGTAATTTATTATCTTCCAATAAAGTCTTTAAATTTGAACATCCTAATTTTTTAACCGAAGATGTCATTCTTACGCCAAGTTGAGATTTTTTTCCACTAAATCCAGATCCAACTATTTGCCCTGCTCTCCCTTTCATGGCACACATTAAAACATTATCATATTCTAAATCAAAATGTAAAATATTTGCTACCTGATCTCCAATGTCATTAACTTCTACCAATAACCAAGCATCATTATATCCTTTAGCAACTTCATATATTATGCTTGGGAACAACATTGGTTTGATTTCATTATTTTTATACTTTGCAACTTGACGATATGGGAATTCTGTAATATCAAAAACAATAAATGCCGAATAATCGTTACCAATTCCTCTGGCAACGTCTACTGTCATTAAATAATTATGATCTTCTTTTGGTTTTTCGTAAATATCTAATCCTTTATTTCTTTTTATTGGATCATCGTAAACTAAGTTTTTTAATATTGATGAATTTATAAGTGTATTAACAGACCCTAAAAATTCACATTCGAACTCAACTTTAAACTGTTGTTCTGAGGTGTTTGCAATTGTCTGCTCTTTCCATTTTTCATCTCTACCAGGAACCTCAGACCAATGGACATCTGTGGGCACATATTCATTCTTACCTCTTTCAGAGTCGTGCCACATACGGTAGAAGTGATTCATACCGCGAGGAGTAGAAACAATAATTACCTTCGTGCTTTGACCAGAAGAAATAGTAGGATAAACAGAGGCAAAGAAGTCATCGGCAATGTGATTCGGAATGAATGCGAATTCGTCTAAAAAGATGACATTATAGGATCCGCCTCGGACAGCAGATGAAGAAGTAGAGTTTGATGAAATTTTTGATCCATTTTCTAATTCAAGTGATCCTTTGTTCCAAGATATAATACCCTGCTGCATCCATTTAGGTAGATTCTCATAAGCAAGTTGCAGTCTTCCGAGAAGATCCCTTGCAGTAGATGCTTTGTTCGCTAGGATAGCAATATTAACATTATCGTTAAAAACGGCATAGTGGAGCAGGTAAGATACGCAGGTAGTTGATTTACCAGTCTGCCGTGGCATCTTACAGATATTAAATCTATTCTCGTGGAAGTTTTTTACAAGTTTCTCCTGAAATGGATACATCTCAAAAGGAACAAGACCGTGATCCAGAGAAACGATCTTAATATAGTTCTTTGCAAAATATACAGGATCTTCTTTACACTTCAAGAACTCTATAATTTGTTCTTCCGTAAATTGAATTTGTGTATTTGCTCTTTTTAGATTAGGATTACCCAGATAAATGTTGTCACTCATAAAAATTACCTACTAAT